CACCACTTGGAATTTCAACCAACCACTTTTTAGAATTATTTGGCATAATAAAAACATTATTCCTAATAGCATCTTGAATATTTTCCTTTATGGTTCCCCACTTCAAATTGTCTAAAGAGTTATTGTCTTTATTATCATCAAGATGCCTAACTACTTCATAATTGTGTGGATTTGGGATAAATGCTATAGCAAGAAGTTGATGCAACCCCCTATGTTTTCTTTTTCCTTCTACATCATATAAAGTAAAAGAACAATATCCTCTTCTATTCTTATGACCACTTATAAATTTTTTAAGTTTAATTGAATAAACTTTTCCATCTGGATATATTTTATAGTGAGGATATTCATCAAGTATTTTATAGTCCGTCTCCGTCATCATCGTTTACTAATCTGTATGAATTATTTATACGATTAGTCACATCATCATAGTCATCATCATCTCCGTCATAAAATACTTCGTCGTAATCAGTAATGTGTTGTGTAATCTCTTCGTAGTTCATTTTATATGAATCTACATCAGAATAAACTTCTGACTTTAAGCATTCTACCAGAGACTCAAGGTTTCTGACAATCAGCTTAAGCTTCTCTCTATCCATTTTTATCAACCTCAACAAAGGTAATTATATACAAAAAAAGAGGGTTCGTCAAGAACCCTCTTATATTATTTTGCTGCTACTAGCGTAGCAAGAGACGCTTGTTTACGTCTCTCTTCTTTTTGCTTCTGCTCTTTAATGAGTTGAAGTGCATTAAGTTTTTGCATCACTTGTGCCCCTCTTTTACAAACTTAATACCACGGTATGTTTCGTTGTATTGTTGGGGTTGTTGCATCATTTGCTGTTGATACTCAAGACGCTTTTGAGTATCATACTCTACGCCACGATACACTACTTTAGACATTAGGATTTCCTCCAGAATGAGATGGTTAATCCCGTTCCTTCGGGCGGTTTGCGTTTGCTATTCGCAAATAGCAAATGAACGTTCCGTTCCGCCGTCCTACTTGCGTCCAGTTTCCTGGATGAACGTAAGGGTATTATAGACCCATCGCTCTATATAGGTAAATTTTTTTGTAACTTTTGTTACAATTTTAATCTCTAGTACGCCAGTCTTCTGGTTTATCCTGACTAAAGAAATCTATAATATCATCAGCACCATTGAATCTAGTTTTATGATTTGATGGATCAGGATCTCCCAAATCCAATGCATTCATAAAGTCATCTAAACCACCTTCCTGCATATCAGGATTAGCAGCACGGCGTCTTGCTTGTCTTAAAATAGTTGAGGCAGAACGATTTGCCTTTGCTAGTTTTTCTGCCCATATCATTTCACTTAACTCTACAGATTCGCCTTTCACAATTCTCTCGCAGATTGCTTCAAGGCGAAGACGGTATTGAGTAGAGAGCATATACTTCTCCAGATATAGTGTATTTAGTTAACGCTCAATATAACTTAGGGTATGATTTTGAGCATAAAGTTGTTGAATAATAATATCGCAACCAATCTTTGGGTTGCAATCACCACAAGTATAAACATCCACTGCAGCCTTACCTTCCTCAGGCCAAGTATGAATACTGATATGACTTTCTGATAGCAAACAAATTACAGTGACACCTTGTGGTTCAAATTTCTTTGAGATAGTTTGAACCACAGTAGCACCACTTGCAACAGCAGCATTCTCCAGTAAGTCTATAAGGCAACGCTCGTCGTCCAAAAGAACAAACGAGCATCCATACAAGTTAAGTAAGTAATGTTTTCCCATTATTCAATTGCTTCAGGATCTATTCCATATTCATCTAGTAATTTATCAATCTTCGTTTCTTGTCCTGAAAGTTTTTCAATTTCAAAAATAGAAGACTTTTGATATTTTTTAAGTTTCTTATACTCTTTGATTAGTTTATTAACTTCATTGTTTTTAAGATAGAGTTTTAGTTCTCTATCTTTTGATGGTTTAGCAAAACCCTTAAAACCTTCACTCATCTTTTTTTCTTTTTCTCAGGTTGTTTATATCCCCATAGTTTGGGATTAGTACGTCCATATCCAAAGTCAATTTTTTTAACTGCTCCTGGACCATACTTATCATAGTACATATCAAAAATACGAACTCTAGTTCCTCTAACTAAATCTAGATGCTCTTTATCATCAACACTATACCAAATCAAATAAGCATCATTTGGAAAAGAAGAATCTTTTGCTGCTTCTATGTTTGTTTTTTCTAAGATAATATCGCAACCATAGCTAGAGGGCAGAACCGACCTTTCATCTTTTCCAAATTCTGCCATATCTTTCTCCATATTTACTGCAACTGTCACGAACGACCACCCCATTGAATGTCAGGGTACGCTTCTTTTACATTATCAAGAGTTATTTTGTATTTAGTGCTTAGTTTCTTATCCTTAGTAAGGATAACCACTTCAGCTTCTTTTGGATGAAGTCCCCTAAGAAGATTAATAAACATCATCTCACGACGAATATTATTCAGAGAATCATTACCTCCTCTCACATAGTGATAAAGATTCTGATACTCTCTGCGTAGAGATGTTTTACCTCTGCCATCAAGGTCTTGCCCCGTAGCAGATTCTCCCCCCAGTGCTTCTTTCCTAAGATTGTCTGATAGGGTTCCAGAGTAAACAGTCTGGTCATTTGCTTCTGCATAAGGAACGTCACCTTCTGGAAGAAGACTTACGACAGATTCATCAAAGTTCCAAATAAAAACAGTCTTGAGTGAGTCGTGTGCATATGTCTTAAGCACTTCAACTTTTTTTGCATTAGAACGTTGCTTTGATGCTAATTCTAAAATTTCAAATACAAAAGGATTTACTGGAAGTGTTTCAATAGACACTTCATCAGTCTTCTTCCTCGTCTTCGTAGTAGTCATAATCGTTATTTTCAAATCGTACAGATACTATTTCGTCAGGAATCACCTGCCCATTCTCATCAAAGAACTCTGGATGCAAATATGGAGGTTTTGATTCTAACAAATGCCTATAGGTTAACCAACCTATTATACCCCCCGTCATAAAAAATAGCAACGTGAACATTACAGTGAATGTAATTACATATGCTGTTTCCATTTGTTTTCTCCAGAGAATTTATTTTTTTCTAACATCAAAATGAAATTCTATAAAAAAATGAAACTCTCTGCGAAAGAGAGAAATCATCTTACCAAACTTCACTTGAAAAGTCTTTGGTTTTTGTGATTTCCTCCTCCTATTACGTAGCAATAATTCAACACCCCTATTAATTTGGGGTTCTGATTTATTTAGTTTGCTTCTTTCTGCGTCCCGGTCTCTTGTCATGACTATACTTCCAGGCATCTTCTAAAATGCCATACAAATAATTACGAATTTTTCTTGCTTCTGGTTTAGGTATGTGACCATATCCCTCACGAAGTTGTTTATGCATACTGTCAGACCCACCTTCAAGGTATTCATCCAAATCTAAGATAAGACTGTTGATTTCGCTAGCGGTAGAACTTTCAATAAACTCTTCAACTTCAACTCTTTTTGTTCCACGAATCTTTAGGTAGTCGTAAAATTTTAGAACAAATTGTCCATTAAAAGCATAGTCAATTGCCTTTTCAACGTCAGTGTAAACTTCGTGAAGATTGCTGTTCATTAAACCAAATTCTGCTCCTTCAGATATTGCACAGTATCTGTACATCCACCAATGTGCTTATCATTAACAATTACTTGAGGAAATGTAGATCCCTCACCAAATTCTGCATAGAATTCATCACGGGTAAAGTCTGTATTCAATTTGTAAACCACATGCTGTAGTTGTGCCAACTCTAACACCTGTTGAACTTTTGTGCAATATGGGCAACCATCTTTGGAATAAACTGTAAACTTCATATCTTTTTTATTGTTTTGAAAATTATTTAGTGAGTATAACTGTGGCCAAGTATCCCTAATTATTTCTGCTAGTTTATAGGGTGTCTCTGAACTAATCATTAAAAAAGGAGGGTTTCCCCTCCCAGTATATCACAGAGCATTGCCCCTCGGCAAGACCTCTTCCAATCTCTCTACCAAAAGTTTAAGTTCTGATATGGTAGCATCATTCTTTAAAGTGTTGGCTCTATTACTGATGACCCATACATTACCTCTAATATATCCTTTGGAAGAATCAATACGATCTAATGATGGTGATTCCATAGGAGTGCCTAACAAAGGGCAGGTGTCTGGAATAACAATATCTTCTTTTGTGATATTGAAATCCAGACCTTTTTGCTTTGCCCTATATTTTGCCCGAGACCACATAGGTGAACGAGCATCACGACCCCTGTTCCAATCGTGTGCTTTCAATATGCATCCACATGATTTTGTCTCTGCTCTGGGTCCAATAATAGCATCCTTACGGACTTTCTTTATGGTCCCACAATCACACTTGATAGTAAAAT